CAGGGTTTTTCTGGGGCACTCGGGATCAATGACCGATCGGAGCTGTCGGACAGGCATAAGGGTCCTCGCCGCCTTGGGAGGGAGGGGCGGGTGGCTTGCCTGAGATGCTGCAACGCGGGGGCGGATAGAGGTCGACACGATGCCAACAACACAAGAACAGTCGGCTATACGGGTAGCCAGAACACCCTTTTACGGGTGTACCTAAGGTAGGCCTGTTTGTGAGCTCGTCTCTGCACCAACAACACCGCCACACGATAACCGGATCTTCGGTGGTGGATAATTGCTCGCGCTGTGCGTCCAATGTTTCGGCCGGACACGAATTCGTCATGTTCCCAGAATGGTTGCAATGTTTTCTGTCTTTGCGAAGACTGGCCTCTGAACTTTTCAGATGCCAAGGCTGGCGAGGTTGGTCACAATAGACGCTCCCCGCTCGATGGTCCGAAAGACATCCCCCGCTGTGTGGGCAATTTTGTCCAGGGTGATGCCGCCGAGAAGAGACTTTCCAGGTGTCTCTCGGCCGTCCGGTCCAGACCCCGAGTTCACGGCGCCGTACTCGCGAACAATGGTGTTTGCGAGGTGGACGGCGTCCTTGGACTGGGTGGTGGGGATCGAACTACCGGCAACGGTTTTGCCGGAGAACTCTTGCATTGTAATCACATCGATGGTGATGATGTCTCCAGCCACAACTCCGCCGACGTGAAGCGCCAGGCGTGAAGTGAGAGGGGAGACAGTTGGGGTTGACGTGCCGAGAATCGGGCTGTCGTCAATCTCATCACAGATGGGCTCCCACACGTAAGTGAACGTGCGCTCATCGGAGAAGAAATGCTTGCGGTACGCGGGTCCGCGGCGGTTGGAAGAAAGCGTGCCATTTGTGGCACCGTTGAGGCCGGCTGGGTACTCGGTCGGTTGGACGAATTCCACATAGCCTCGAGTGTTCGACAGGGCACCCACGAACGACACACGCACCGCGTAAGCGATGGTGCGACCATTCATGGCGCCCGGGCCGTTCTGGATCTCGGGGTACAGGAACTCTGGATTACTCTCGTAGTAATACCACTGAGCTGCGGCTCCGCCGGGGGTGACCTGCATGGTGTCGAGCGCTGCAAACGTGGCTGTTTGCCCTGCGGCAAAACAGATGCTCTCGGTCTGCGTGACCAAGCCACCACCACCGACGATGGTGTTGCAGGCTGGACCCAACATGCGGGTGATGCCGCCGACGTACGTCACAGGGCGCCAGGACAAGTTGTAGCCATCCCAGTAGCCGGTCGGAAAGAACCAGGCTACCATGTCTGTGAAGGTGGCTCCTACAGTGATGTCCCAGGACGCTGTTCCGCGCATGAGCGAGCGCTGGCACGGGAAGCCGTCTTTGTTGATCGGCCAATACACACCATTGTAGGGTGCATTGAAGGGATCCGCTTGCAGCCGACACCACCTCTCCAAAGCGGGGTCGACGCAGCATTCCTCCTTTTCCTTGCGCTCATGCTTGGTGAGCTTCTTTTGTTGTGGGCGCCGCGGAGGCGCCGGTGCGTTGCGAGCCCTCCCAGGCGTCGCGGTTGAGTTCGAAGGTGTCTGTTTGACCTTCTTTTTGTTTTGTTTCGGCCTTGGCCTTGGTTGCTCCATGTTTCTTATTGAGCGGCCCGTGACTCCCAACGGCTACGGTCGTCGATCCGTATTCACTGCTATTTGTGTCCCCCGCAGTGGGTAGCCTTGCGCCACGTACTTACATGATGTCACGTTCAACGATGTGTTCCATGGCGGCGTTGTCAAACACGTGAGGCAACTCCTCAACGTCTTCTATGGCACCCTCAATGTCTAAGAGTGTGGCATAGGAAATGTCGTACCGGTCAAGCAACTGTTCGGTCGCTTCAACCCCGAATTCGACAGCTCCATCAAATCTCAAGGCGAAGGGCTGGTCCTTCTTAAACTCCTTGAGCAGTTGGGCATCGGGGATCGCGGTGGTTGTGAGTGCCAGCATTTTGTCAATGAGCACACCGCTAATCGGCACGGTGGTGGTGGCGTCGCGCAAACCAAGCGCGATCGCCCGTGTGTGTGATACCGTGTCCTTCACAGGAATACGGCTCCACCCCAACCTCGACAAAAGTCGCCCGGGACGGGGGACGAGCACGAACTCGTCAGGCTGGCCAGCTCGCGGTAGGAAAATCCCGCTGAGAAAGGTGAGATCACACAAACGGCGTTGGAACTGAGTTTTCCAGACAATGCCGGAGCCTGCGCCATGGGAGCTGACGTAGGCTGCGACCTTATCCAGATCAACACGTGGGTGAAAAATGAACACCACGTCGTCGCCTGCAGCAGCAACGGCGTAGTCGGCTCCGGGCACCAAACTCAAGTTGGAGAAGGTGTAGATCCAGAAGTCGATGTCAATCATGGTGTTGTCCCACGACGTGTCACTGTCACCTGACGCACGCGTCCCGTCAACTTCGAACGAGACACCATGGCGTGTGTACCCTATTTTCTTGATCTTGCGCAAGTAGGCGCGGACCACGTGTTCGGGCGCCCCGCGCCGACGCAGCACGTCAGCACGGGAGGTGAAAATGACACGTTCCAGGTTCTTATCAAACCTGGAGGCGTCAGCATCGCCCACTCTGGCGGCATGGCCGCCGAGAATGGAACGCCAGTAGGAGAACCAGCGACCTATCTGCTTACCGTCGGCACCGATGGCGTAGAAGATGGGGGAGTAGATCGTTCCGAAAACGTCCTTGGTTTTAGTGGAAATGGCAGTGAACCATGGACCCAATGTGGATTGAAGTTTATCGCTCATGCCCATGATGGTTCGTGGGTCATAGTCTTCAAAAATGCCAGCAATGGTTTTGGACACTGGTTCGATTTTCACGAACACGTTTCGGACGTAGTCCTTCGCATCAAGACCGAATTGGACTACCTGGTCATGCGCCTCAGTAAGCGCTGCTTTCTTCTTGGCACTAAGCCGGGGCTTTGAGAGCCACGACTGGAGGCCTTGACGGCCTTCCTTCCAGGTCTCGCCCATGGCGGCTGCCAAAGCCTCCATAGTTGCCGCTCCGCAGGCTGTCGCGCGCTCCCAGTACTCAAGTGACGAGCCGGGCCGCTGCGCAAGTGCACGGGTGTACAATGAAGTCACCTCGTTGCATTGACAGTTGGCAGAAAACGTTGGGCGGGACATGGCGGTGCACATGCCAAAGAAGTGCGGGTTGACGCCATCGCGGTGTAACTCCGTTTCGTAGGAGATTTTGGCAGATGGGTCGAGTTCAGCTGTTCGCCAGTTGGAGTGATAGGTGAGGAAGCAGCGGCGTGCGTCCTTCTGTGTGATGACCCCGTCCTCAGGTGGGACGGGTGTGGCACAGACACCTCCGAACAGGAGCAGCAGGCAGATGGCAACTGACAGCCATGTACTTCTCAGGTTCATTGAATACTTCGTGCGGTAAAGGACAATCAGGTAGAGCAGAAGTGAACCTGCTCCCATGGTGAGGGTGGGCAACAAGCCCAACTCCCTGACGCCGCTCAAAGCGAACCGATGGTACGTGCTCCATGCGAGGGCACAGAGCGTGAAACAAGCCAAAATCAAGGCCACAACGAGCATCCGGAATCCCAGAAACCAGAGCTCGGCCACCTGGTTGGCGGCGTGGGCAACAGAAAAGGTCTTCTCAACAGCATGCATTATCCTACTTGAACTGTCGGCAGCCCGGGCTGTAGCTACCGTCACGTAGGCCTCAACAAGACTATCGCAGAGACTGGGTGGTGTGTTGCAGGGGAACTCAGAGTTCTTCCCTTGGACGATTTTGCTGGCAATGCTCGTGGCAAGCTTGTAGGCATGCGTCTCAACTGGGGCGTAACGCAGGCGTGACACGAGGTGTTCCACAATGGTGTCAGACAGCGGCAAACTGTCTGCTGGGGGCGAGCGCAGGGGCGGCCCACCGGGAAGAACGGCGAACCGGAAGCAAGTCACTTCACGGTCAGGGCCGTATTCGCGGAAGGTCACCCAGGCCAAACGGCCTAAAGCGCGGGCACCGGCCACTGGGTCATGATCAACCCAAACCCACTGTGTTGGTGAGTGTGGCCCGTACTGGGTTCCTCCGTTCCCTAGGACGAACTCCATCACCTGGCCCTTGGGCGTGTAGGTGTAGGTGTTCTCCTTCCGGAACAGGGTGCCGGTCAGATCCGCAAACCTGTGGAGACACATCCGAAACTCAGCTGTGAGGCCCTCGGCTTGAAGTTCCTCAAGGTAGCTGCAGATGTGTTCAGGCTTCAACCCGTACACGTCGTACGAGAAGACAATCACGTGCCTAAAGGGATAGGCGGACTGGCGTGATTGTGCGACACGCTGAGCAACGCATTCACACACGCTGCCCAGCATTGCGTGCTGGCAGTACGTACCAAAACACGCGAGGTGGTCGGCATCCATGCGACGAAACACGTCGCGCACCTCCATAGCCGGAGTCAGACTGTGGATGGGCCATTGGGAGACCACATCTCGGCGTCTGTCATCACGACTAGGGACATTGAGGCACGCGGCACGAGAAGGTTTCTCTCCAACGCACACGTAGAGAACACCTTCCTGCATGGAAACATTGTCGCAGAAAGCATCGGCGCGAGTGGCCGCGCCATAAGGGTGGTCGTGACCACCACTTAGCTTCTGGACGGGGGATGAGCGCAAAAATGCGTCGTCATCGAGTTTGAAGGGGAGCCTTAGCCCCACAACTTCAGGGTAGACAGTCATCATGTC